CTTGACTAAGTCTGAAACCTGTGGAACTAGAATTGCAAGACGGTCGTCGTCCTTCTCGCCTCTGAGACCTTGCGCGTCTTTATATTCATTTACTGTTATTAAATCTGCCATATTAAAAGTGTGGGGCTTTTGGTCGCCCCACTAAAACCATAACTCTTAGTTATTAACTAGCCTTATACTGAAGCGCATGTACTGAATCAGCACTGTCAATTAAGTCAGTGAATCCAATTCTTTGTGATGCTACAAGTACTCTTCTTTGGTTAGCAACTTCGTAATCTGACTCAATGGTTACACCTCTAAGTCTTGGCATTACGTAGTTTCTTGGGTATACTGCTAAAGCATGGTATTTGCTTACTGCAGGTGTTGCGAACTCGTCACAAACTAATACTCTTGAACCAAATACTTGTCCAATTTCTCCATTCAACTTAGTTGCCATGTCGCCAACTAGGTTAGCATCTTGGAACTCAGCATCTTCGAGTAATTGGTAGTATCCTGTTTGAGATATAATGTATACCACTTCAGATGGGTTCATACCATATTTACCCATTTGCTTTCTAGCAGCAAGTAGTTGTAATGCTGTTAGAGAGTCTGAAGCAAAAGCAGTTGTTGATTGTGTTTTATTACTATCACCTTCTGCTAATTTAACTAATCCAGCAAAGGAAGCCCCAGATGTACCGTATGTACCATCACCGTGGTTACCCACTAGGATAGCATTTTCGATACCTCTTGCATGAGATCTTACCATTGACTCTCTGATGAGAGGAAGGATTGGCATAATTGCATCTTCTTCAGTTTCATTACCTAAGAATGATTGTGAAATAAGTTTCTTAGTTGAAAGAGTTCTTTCTGTTAAGTCTATACCACCGTAGGCTGACCCGTATGTGTCACCTCTTTGTGCCAAGTTACCATGTGGGCTTGACCCAGTAGCAGTTTGGTTACCTGTAAATTCGGCATAACCACTATCTGGTAGGATTGGTATAATCATATTCGCAGAAGTCATTGGTATCTCTCTGAATAGAGGGGCTAATACTAATTCATTCTGAATGTCTCTTTCAATATTGGTTGAAACAACTTGCTCAAAATCTGCGCTAGAAACAGCAACACCTGAATGTGCGTTTACTTTTTCCATTACTGATTTGGAGTATTCGTTATCCCAGCCTTTACCAGTTGCTAAACCAGCAAATTTAGCGTCGATAATATCGTTCTCGAACGCTTTCTTCCAGTCACCTTGACCCTGTCTGTCATTGAAAATCCTTTTTGACTCTCTGATATTCATGATTTCTTCAGACTTTTCTGCTAATTCTTTTTCAAGAGATTTAACAACATTTTCTAAATCTTCATGCTTTTCATTGACTCGGCTTTCAACGTCATTCATAAGTTTTTCGGCACCTGTAATTCCTGCCTTAACAACAATTTTTTGTGCTTCCTGTTCTGCTTCTTGAACAGCCTTTTCTTCAGCCTCTACTTGAGCCTGCTTTTCAGCCTGCTCTTCAAGTGCCTTTTCTTCGGCTGCTTTTGCTTCGGCTTGCTTCATAGCAATTGTAGTCGCAGTTTTTTCTGCAACTTCTTTCGCAAATGCTTCAAGGTCGAAGTTATCAGCATCAGGAGATTGTTTTACTTCTGACATATCGTCTTTCTCCGTTACTTCGGCTTTCGCCTGACTTGGCTGCTCAATTTTCACAGCGTCTGCTGATTCTGTTGAGTTAGCCGTTACAAATTGACGCTTAAATTTGTTGTAATCTTCCATATTATCAAATGACTTTGCAATCGAGAAGGTTGCTCCTTGATTACAAGGTACTGATACTACTGAGACTTCAAAAAGTTCTGCGTCCTTGATTTTATATCCATCGGTTTCTGTCATGTATTCAGCGTCCTTGACTTTGAAACCAACAGAAAAAGCCCCAAGGACACCGTCTTTAATAAGATCTTTAATTTCACCTGCTGATTTTGAGATACGGGCAGTAATATCTAGCCCATTGTCTGTTACAGACAGGTCTTTTGCACGACCAATAGGTTTGTCGTAATTGTGATTAAACAAAATAATGGGATTATTTTTAAAGTTATCTAATCCACCTTTAGTCCATGCATCTGCATTTATTATATCGCCTGCTCTATCTAGTGCATTTGTACTTGCAGAACCTTTGATATCTAGTCCACCGTCATCGGTTTCTCCTAAGTTTTTAAAGGTGCTTGACCAATGAAAAATCTTCTCCATTATTTTTTCCCCTCTTTTGCCTTTGGTTTTGGAGTTTCTACAACTTCCTCTACCACTGGTACTTCGATGGGGGCTCGATGCTTAGCGACAGCCATAACTCTGTTCCATGAACCAAAAGTTCTTCTAAGGAGATAATCCTTAACTGGTACATCGTTGCCCTCTGCCTTGTATTCGGCTAGTGTCATTGATTCAACGCCTTTTGACGCCATAAAATCTGACAAAGCCTTTACCATCATATTTTTTGTCATTCTGTTTCCTCTTGCTGTGAGGGTTCTTCGTCAGCCTCTGCTGGCCTTCCTCCCTCGCTTGGATTCGCACTCGATCCTGCAATATTTGCAGGAACTCGGGGCTCATCAAATCCGTCGATCTTCTCAAGCCTCATTGCCTCCCTTGCTTCATTCGGTGACATAATACCTGTGTTCACAAGCGTAGCGTAATAGTTGGCTTGGTCTCTTAACTCTGGTTGTAGAGCAGGTACTCCTGATACATCTTCATCAAGTTTGAAACCGAAAAATCTCTCGAAAGCATACCCCATTTTTCTAACAATCGGTAGTATGGTTTCTAAATAATATAACCTATGATTAGGTCTTATATTTGCGTTATTACCACCGTCCATAAGGATTGGTGGTACACCTAGTGCTTCTAAGATAATCTTCTCATTGGCTTTGATACCGTCTTGGAAGTCTAAGTCTTTGAAGTTCACTTCAGTTAGGTTTTCAACTGATAATCCACCATCTAGGAATAATGGTCTACGACCTCCTGATTGTGGGTTATATCTAGCGACCCAAGCCTGTAACATTCTTTCTTTGATTTTCTCAGAAAGAGTGTTTGGTGACTTAAGTACTAAACCTGGTACTGCTCCATTTTTAAAGAAGTTATCTTGGAATCTTCTCATACTGCCTAGCAATTGCATAGTTCTGTATGCAGGTTTGAGTCTAGGTACTCCTCTATAAATGGAATTAAAACTGTTCTCTTTTATGTGTATAATTTCGTTTGGACTATAATCAATAGAGTGGTCATATGAATACTTTTCTACAAAGTTTCTGTCATCACTATATATTGTTACATGCTCTGCGGGTAAATGATATAAGTGCGAGCCGTCAAAATAAATGAAGATATTACCATCAATTAGTAAATCAATGATAAGGTTTCTTTTGAAACTACTTACATCTTGAAAAGGATTGGGCTCCACATTGAGTAATGATTCTACTCTTGTTCTTCGTACTGCTTTCCTTATAGGAGTCAATCCTGATACTGCTGTACCAACATCAAAAGGGATATCCGCCGCATCGTCCACTATCATGTTCACTGCTCGGTTAACTACTTCTAACTGTTCGTACGCATTTCGGTAGTTTGTAACTACCTCACGCGAATCTATTGTAAGTCCTTCATTCCTGGCGATTACATATTGAGAAGGATTTTCTTTTTCCTCCTCTCTATTAATCCCTAAAAATCTGTCATACCATGCCATATTTGTCTCTCTGTATTCCTACCCATCGTTTTTGTTTCTTTGCTGTCACGAGTGTTGGGCGTTTTCCGTATATACTATGTAACCTTAAGTGGTGTTCATGACATAAGGTGACTGCTTCCTCATAGACTTCTGCGTGTTTTTCGGCTATAAACCGTTCTCTTAATGCTAGTATGTCTGCTTCGTTTTCAATGGTTATCTTGTTTGTTCGTAACCATGTCTCTAACAATTCGGTTAGACCATAAAAATGGTGGAAGTCTAAATTTTCCTGACTCCCGCAAATAAAGCATTCCGTTCCTTTCTTATATTTAGATTTTGCTTTATCTCTAACATACTTTACTAAATCTCGTTTTAGTGTCATATACTTATTTATACATAGAATTTTACCAAAAATTTAAGTTCATGTCAAGAACTATTTTTGTGGGGTGTTAATTTAAAAAGTTGTAGCGCTTGTTTCAAACGAATATAACGCATACCGTAAAGCATCTGCCATGTGAGATGCGTGATTATGTTTAGGTTTTTCTTTGAGCAAGTTTGGATTTGGATCCCATTGATATGCATCTAAACACATTAAGGTTTCTGCACATCGTTGGTCTACAGTCATTTTATCATTATCGATAATCCCTGCTACATGACCTATACCGTCTAAAACTGATTTCTTTGCATTGATAGTAGTAATATCATAATTCTGTGCAAAGTCAAATCTAGTTTGTTGTGCTGCGGAGTCTATATAAATGTAATCAATATTCCATTTATCAATTAGTTTTCGAATCTCCATAGCGTGTTGTTCTGTTGTTCGTTCTGAATCTAAGTACTCATCAAGTACATAGAATTGTTCTGCGTCCCAGTCATAGGCTATAACACAGAAAGCAGTAGGGTCTTTGTAACCTACGTCCATTCCTGCGAATATATCCATTCTGCCAGTCTCAAGTTCGGCTAAATCTTGTTGTTGTGTTTCAAAATTAAATGCCCATACTTGACCTTCATAAACATTGAAGTCTGCTAAGTATTCTTGTGCAAATTCAGCGTCGGACATAGTTTTCTTTGCTTCTGCTATATCTGCTTCAGATAGTCTTGGATTCTCATGATAGGTTGCTTTTACACTAGCCCACTCTGAAAACTCATCTGAAAAGCCTCTTTGATAAAACTCTGAAAACCAGTTGTTTCTACCACGAGGAGTAGATATAAATATTGCTTTTGAGTTATCTTTATCTAGTGTCGGTCTAAGTGCAACATTGAACGCATCTCGTCCATCAACAAGTGCGGCCTCGTCAAATATAATTAAGTCATAAGACCTACCCACTACGGAGTCTACTTGGTTGACTGAACCCATACGAATTGTTGATTGGTTTGATAGTTCAATAACTTTATCTTTTGCATTGTCTCTTAGTACTTCTAAGTCAAAATGCTTGATTAAGTTTCTCTGCAAATCAAAAGAGATTTGAGATAGTGAATAGTTTGGGGACATCAGTAACACATTACAGTTAGGTACTAAACAGACAAGTTGTGCTATTACATTTGCAATGTAAGTTTTGCCTTGTCGTCTAGAAACTGCAGCAGTTACAAAACGATATTTAGGATTATTTATTGAATTAATAATCGCTACTTGTGTAGAGTTGGGAGTAATCCCTAATAAGTCCATATATCCTTCTATTGGAAGTTTGATGAATCTCTCATCTCCGAATGTCATTAAGTCTTCACTAATGATGTCTTTTCTACTGATATCTAGCATTAGTGAATCTTAATGTTGTGTATGGTGTTATTTAATTCTCTTACTAGACCTTTATCAAGTGCTAATGTATATAAGTACATATATGCCATAAATAGTCTATGTAACTCAGGATTGTCTTCCTTATTAGGGTTTGCTTCGATAAGATTGACAGCATCAAGTGCCACCTCTTCTAAGAAAATTTCTGATTTATTTATTTCCGCTCGTTGCATTTACTTCCTCTGTTTTTTGGACTTTTTCTTCTTAGCAACTCCACTTGCTACTATAACTTTATGGAGTCTGCCACTTTTCATCAGCGTATGAAACTGATTAATTATCTTTATCTTCTACGCCTGTTAGACCTTGTCATGATTCTTCCAACTGAAGTCCTACCACCCCTAAAACTTGGTCGTCTTGGGTTGGCTGTTTTACCGAATCTTGGTCCCATCGCTTTAGAACCAGTACTATATCTAGCATACTCAAAAGAACCTGGGTTTTTTGAATTTACAACAGTACCAGCAGCGCTGTTCATATCTCTTGTTACTCCTCTTTTGAGTACATGTTTACGAATCTTCTGGGTATTATGTACTCCAGTCGGTCCGCTTAAAAATGAGCCTTGTCGTGCCATGTTATTTCCTCTTGTGGCTTAACGCCTTCTCTTTGGCCTTAATCATATCATCTAATCGTAGCCTTTGGACATTGATTACTTTATCAATATCTTCTTTTATTAATCGGAGTTTTAAGTTTAATCCAACTTTGTGTTCTAACTTTCCAATCGCTTGTGATGTTAGATACGCCATAGTATTATCTCCTACTCAACTCCTACCAAGGGCGTATAGCCCTTAGTAAGACTGCTTAGACTTAATCCAATAATGGATTTTTGTCTTTTGCTTTTCCGATGTTCAGTGCAAATCTGTCTATCCATTTATAAACTTTTGCCCATAGTTTGTCATCGACAGGTGTTGGCGTCATCATAACAATAGCCGAACACACAGTTATTATAATCGGGATTGCTTGTAAAAATTTAAAAATCCCTAATACAAAATCTAACATAGTAATTACCCCCTATCTTAGTTTTCCTTCGGAGCATATCTTTTGTCTTTGCCTTTTCGCTTGACTTTTTTCTCCGCCTTTATAAATGCGTCTTTGATATCAACTTTACCATCTGCATTTGCATCGGCTCCAGTAATGATATTCCATAACTTTTTAAACATATTTATTTCCATTTACCCTCGGGGCACTCTGCCCACCTTAATTTAGTTTTTAACGGCATAAAACACATACAAACTCTACAAGTTTTCCAAAATTTATCGTATTTAGGACATTTTTGGCAGATTTTTAACCGCTCTTGATGGCTCTTCTTCACTTTCTAAGTGATGGTGGTAGTTTTGCTCTCTTTCTGCGCTGTAAATTCTTTTTTCTTGCTAGTAATCTTTTGATTCTAGAAGAAGTTTCTGTATTTTCTTGCTCTTCAACTGCTTTTTGAAGTGCTGATTCCATTGTAGTGCTTTTTGTTTTCTTATTCGCCATTTATTAGTACCTTTGCCTCTTTTTCTGTTGCAAATTTATGTAAACGACCTTGTGGGTCTCTTACACACCAAACACCACGCTTAACATAGACTTCCCAACCTGCTGGTGGCCATGCTTTAGTCTTTGGTGATTCTTTCATATCTTTTTTCTGATATTCTTGTTCCATAGTTTCTCCTAGTGAATGTTCCACATCGTAATGATGAGTCCTGCTCCGCCGACGATTAGAGCCCCAGCGGCTGATATTAATATAGTTTCTATTCTGTTTACTGCGGTATCTATGCTGTCGAAACGGTTAAATGCAGTTTTCCATCGCTCCGCGCAGACAGCCTCATGTTTCGCTAGTTCTAAAGCGACATCTTCGGCTTCCATTACTATCTCCTTTATTTCTTACTTTATAAAAAAGTATCAATTTGTTAAATTATATCAAAAAGTCAACTCGATGTCAAGTACTATTTTCGTATGGTATAGATTTTAACAGGTTCAGACTTACCTTTGACAGTTACTTCGTCAAGGAATTCGTAGTCATAACCTTCAATCAGACTGTACTCGGAAATTATCAAGTCGGCATCATATTCTTTACAACTAGATTCTAACCTAGCAGCCAGATTGACGCTATCACCAAGGACACTGTAATCAAAGCGAGTGCTGCTGCCAAAGTTTCCAACGACACAGTCCCCCGTATTGATTCCCGCTCCTGTATTAATTTGATCCAGGCCTTCTTCTCTGAGTCTTTCATTAAGTTCCTCCAGTGCTATTCTCATTTCAATAGCGGCTTTAGTCGCATTTTGCTTATGATTCTCGTCAGGTAGTGGTGCACCCCAAAATGCCATGATGCAGTCTCCCATGTATTTATCTATTGTACCCCCATGTTTGAGTATAATCTCAGTCTGATTGTCAAGGAAACGATTAATCAGAGTCGTAAGTCCTTGTGGATTCTTTTGGTATTTTTCAGAGATGGGAGTGAATCCTCGGATATCCGAAAAAAGGAAAGTTAGTTGTTTCGTAACGCCACCCAGTTCCAGTAATTTTGGGTTATTTTGTAATTTTTCAACCAACGCGGGACTAACATACGTCCCAAATTGTTGTTTGATCTGTAATCTCAACAAATATTGCGTAATGAAATTACGGAAAGTTACAATACTCCAAAACAAAATCGAGATAACTACGATTCCGCTGACGTCTAACAAGTAAGAAGATTCATATGCATACCACGTACCATAAGATAAACCTCCCACAGTTAGTAAAAGTATCGGAGCACTCAACCAAATGATACCACTAGTAAGTGCTAAAATAATCAGTACTAATGCTCCTACTGCTAGTTCTGCGCTTGGAGCCCATTGAGGTATAGATGGTGCTGTTCCTTCTATAAAGTTATGAAGTGCGTTTGCTTGTAGTTCGTGTGGATATTTTGGGCCTGCTGGAGTTGGTACAGGATTACTGATTCCCTCCGCCGTAACACCAAATATTACAAAAGGAGCCGGTATCGGTTCCCTCATAAACTCTGCAGCAGTTTGTCTGTAAAACTTGGTGTTCCAGTTGAGGAATACTCTCCCGTTCTGGTCAGTATTGATATTCGGATAGTTTGGTATTCTAACCCAAACTATACCCTGTTCTTCTGTTTTTATTTGGTACGACGGGTCTCCTACGCCTAGTCTTAAGAGTTCTAGTGCGAAGTTTGGGTAAAGTCTTGACTGTACGTTTACGACTAGGGGCATACGACGAGTAACCCCGTCTATTTCCGGCGTAGCGGTTACTATTCCGAGTCCCTTTGCGCTTGTTGCCAGCATAGACTCTGTACGTAAAATTCCTGGGTATTGATATAGCCATGGTAATGGATCCTCTCCTAATTGTGCTGTGCCTACATAGGCTGATAATTTATCTGATTGATTTGTTACTGCTGAAGCCAAGACTGTTGGTTTGTTCATCATAGTCATTGCTAAAGTAGTGTCGTTGTCTGGATTTCTTAGGTCTGGGTCTGGCATAAGTACTGTTATGCCTGGAACACCCTCAACTTTCTGTATTGCTGAAGAAAAGAAAGTTCTTGGAAGTGGATATCCTCCGTATGCTTCGATTAGTTCTTCATTCAAATCTACAAGCAGGATATTCTCGTTTTGTACTGGTTCTGTATTCATAATTAACCAGTCGAATGTTTTTAGTTCTAAAACTTTTAGTGGGTATGGATTCCATGCTAATAATGCTAGCATGGATAATCCTACAAATAAGTTAAATAATCTTCCTACCACTTAACTCTATTTGCCCAGTATGCTGCTGACATTTTACCCTTACGGATATTTCTTCTATGTCTTGCTTTGAAAGACTTTCTCTTTGCTTTCATTCTTGCAGATTCGCCTTTCTTTGGTTTACCAGCAGTTTTTGCTCCCTGCTGTCCAAATCGTATTGTCTTTACCTTGTTACCAACCTTTGCAACAACGATATGTGACTTAGTACGATGACCAGGTGTTCTCTTTGGTATGTTAAAACCTCTAACGCCTGCTCTTTTTAGTCTTGGATCTCTTTTTCTTGGCATTGTTTGCTCTCCTTAAACCTGCTTTTGCAGATTTGAAGATTGATGCGACTGTCTTTTTTCCCATCACTCTTGCTCGTTGTTCACCAACTGTTAATATTTGTATCTTTCTTGCATAAGATTTACGAACACGCTTTACTTTACGAACTGTTGCTCTAGCGTCCTTCGCAGTGGCAAATTTAATTCTAACGGTATCCTTTGGATTCTCGTCAGTATAAAGTCGTCTTCCTGAACCTTTAGGCTTTTTACCTGTTCCTTTTCTTGGATCTCTTCTTTTTCTTCTTACCATAACCTGATGCGTAGATTGCTCTTCCTTGCCGTTCTGCGGCTTTTTTAGTTTTGTAAACCTTTCCAGATTTACCCCATCGATATCCGCCTTTTACTTTTCTTACTGGCATGATTATCTCCTTCTACGAGTTCTACGAGTTGTCTTTCTCTTTCTACCTCTTTTAGCGAAAGTTCTAACATTAGTTGGTTTACCACCAACACCTTGTTTCTTTGCTCTCTTTCGTCTAACAGCAGACCTTATCTGAGCCTTAGACATTCTCGCGGCTTTACTAGCAGGGACACATTTTGGATATCCTCTTTTACTTTTTGCTGCTGACTTACGTCCACATGGCATGAAGCCTCCACCTTTTCTTTTACGAGAGATGTCAACCCAGCCTTCTCTGAACCACTTAGTCAATCCGCCTGTTCTAGCCATTAGTCTTTCTTCCTCCACCAGTAGTCATCTATCCACTGCTTACACCAATACATAACACCTAAATAAAGTGAAAATATTAGACCGTCCCAATAAGATAAGTCATTCCATAATCCTGTTAAATCCATTATCTTCCTACTTTTCTTTGTGCTGCTTTGTGCGCTTGGGTAAATGTTTTACCCTCTTTCATTAACTTCACCATAAGTGTCATGTGTTTCTTTGTATGGTGAACTCTATGCCTTCTTAATGTGGCTTGTTGTCTTTTTGTAAGTTTCTTAAGTTTCTTTTTCTTTCTAGCCACGACGATACCTCCCACCTCTCTTTTTATATTCTCTAACTAACCATGCGTTAGCGTAGGCGCTAGGGTAGACAGCGAACTTTCTTTTTGCTGCTGCCTTGACCCTAGCATATAACTTTGAGTTAGTAGGGATATTACGTTTTTTACTAGACTTTCTTCTTCTAGTTGTTCGTCTTCTCCTTACTGCCATGTTAACCCCTTCTTTGTTTCCTCAGTATTGCTTGCTGAAGTTTCTTTGGTAATTTCTTCTGAGCGGCTGTTAGACCTTTTCTCTTTTTCTTTTTACCGTTTCTTCTCTTTTTGCCCTTCATTGGCTTTTTCTTTCCGTAATGTGACGGCATACGACCACCTCCTATTGTTGTGTAACTGTAACGTTACACCCACCTACTGTAACACAAGTCTGCGTTAGAGTATAACTTTTATTTAATGCACTATCCTGTATTAAATTCAAAGTTGTCGGCTGACTCCCTTGCAAAGTAATACTAGCGTTATGATTTCCATTACCTTTCTGTTGCACATTTGTGTTAGAGCCATCTGCTGTACCGTAGTACCAAATATGTGCATAATGACTTCCACCACCTTCTTGTGAAACATCATGGTCTACTGAATCTGCGTGTATGTCTAAATAATGAGTGTGAGTACCATTTTGATATACGTCTACTTGATTAGAGTTACCCCAGACGTGTCCGCCCCAGGTTGCTCCATCGTGTTGTTCTATATTCAAAGTATTAGATACGCCATCAATGTCTCCGCCCCAACTGTAACCTGAACCCCAGTAAGGAACCCAAGATATCTTATTGTTCGAGCCATATTGTTCTAAATTAAAAGTGTTACTTTGATGGTCAAATGAAAACTCTACTTCATTACCGTAACCCTCTTGTTTTACTGTTAAACTTGTGTCATCGCCACTATTTACTTGGTCGATGTGTACGTGATTGTCGTCTGCTTTTGCAAACTGCGATATTGTCAAGAACGATAGCATCATAAACGCTAACGCGCTAAATTGTATAACAGATGCTATTGCTACTGCTGCTAATTGTTTTTCTGCCCACCAGTTCAATTCTTTCTCCTGCCATTCTTTCGCTTCTTCGGGAGTTGCGTCCCTTGGTTTAAATACAAACTGTGTTTGTGTTGGGTAATCTATTTGTTTTTGTGTTTTAATTGGTCTCTTCCAACTGTCTTTCATTAATTTGTCTGCCTTATAATTATGTTAACTGATTCACCGTCTCCTACGGTAATCAAACTTTCTTTCTCGTCTGTTATAGTTCTAATACTAGCATTTGCATCGATAGGTAACTTAATAGATATTATACCAGTAACCTGTCTATAAAACCAGATTTGTCCGCTATCATCAACAATAGTGTTATACTGAGTATCAGCGTCAAGCCCTGGTTTCGTTCCGATAATGTTAACTTGGTCAAATCCTTCTCCTCGTTTTCTATCAAGCAAGTCTGCTTCTTCTATTATTTCTAATAAATCTTGTAAAAAATCTACATCTAGTAAATCAATATCTAACTCTGAGAAACTCCAGTCTTCACTTTCTTCTAAGTAGTCAGTTTCTAATTCACTAAATTCTAAGAAATCAGTAGTAAGAATATTACTAGAACTGTTTTCTGTTCTTTGTTCTTGTACTGCTTCTTCTATCTCGGCAGGTGGTGATACAATAAATAAGTTATCAATCTGGGCAACTGTTACATTCTCTATCTTCACAGGTTCTACTGGAGGACTAGCAATAGTTGAAACCATAGTCGCTTGAAATGCTTGGTCTAGTGTAACTTCTCCACCTTCATTCATTACTACTATTTCTCCAGACGCGTTGCCATTTTCGTCTGGTAGAAGAACTATTAGTGACCTACCTAGTTCATCTATTGTAGTAGTAAAATCCGTACCCCTTATAGCAATCTGTGCTGAAGGAGTCTCAATACTAATGTTTGCTTTATTCATATTAGCAAGTTTACCAGAAGTAAATCTTGCAGTACCCATTGCAAACTTCATAACCATCTTTGACTTAGATGGATTTGGGTCATAGATAACTTCATCTATTAGAACTCTACTATGTT